TTCCTCCAAATCCGCCACTTCAACGGATCCCGCCCCTCCGGCGCTTCGCCAGCCCGGTCAGGCGGCGGCGGCTGCGCCCTCAGCGCGGCATCGCGGCGGGCCTTGGCCTTCGCCTTGATCTTGTCGGCCAGTGTCCTGCCGCCCAGCGCCTCGCGGTTGGCGTACTGCGCCGCCCTGGCGGACTCAATCAGCCGCGGCGGAACGTTGAGGTTGACGCGGGCAGGCATCAGGCGGCCACCAGGAAGCCATCAGTGAACAGGAGCACGTTGTAACTGCGTGGCTCGCCTGGGCTAAGCACAATGTTCGGGCTTTCGGGAAGCACAAACGAAACACCCGTGTTCCACGTGACGGCCCCACCACCGCCGATCGTGCCGATCACAAGATAGGCGGTGTTCCAGTTCAGCCCGGCACCCCCGGATGAGGCTGAAAATTCGCAGAGCTGAGCCGGCACCTCGAACCGCTCCGTGGTGCTGTTGTAGCTGCCAGAGGGAACTGTCCATTCGTATCTGGCGTAGCCGTTGCCGGTCAGCTCTGCTGCGTCCCACTGGGCAGTGGTGCTGGCCGCGCCCAGCGATCCAGTGTTGACGGCCAAGCACAGCCGAGCCTTGTTGCCGGCGTAGCTGTTGGCAAACAACCGCCCCGTCTCAAAGGGGGTCAGAATCATTGCCGCAGGCATGGGCTTTCCGTGTCTGCTTCAGTTTTCCCGGTTGCGCATAGCCTTCCCGATCAGGCGGTTACCGTGAACCCATCGGTGAACAACTGGACCGTGTAGATGCGGCTCAATCCCGCTGCGAGGCTGATACTGGGGCTTTCGGTGAGCACAAACGACACGCCAGTACCCCAGGTCACGGTGCTGCCGCTGATGGTGCCGATCACCAGGTAGGCAGCGTTCCAGGTAAGCGCCGATCCTTGAGCGGTGAACGTGCAGGTGTACGAGCCCGCCTCAAAGCGGTCTGTGGTGGTGTTGAAGTTTCCCGCTGGGATTGTCCACTCGCACCGGGCATAGCCGTTGCCGCTGCGCTCTACGGCATCCCATGCCGCCGTGTTTGAACTGAGGTTGGGGGATCCCGATGTGGTCGTTGCCAGGCACAGACGGGCTTTCTTGCCGGCATATTCCCCAAGGTACAACCGCTCGGCCTCGTAGAAGGTCTGGAGCATTGCAGCGGGCATGGGCTTTCCGTGTCTGCTTCAGTTTTCCCGGTTGACACGTCACGCTTTAACTGTTTCCTAGGGATCCGGGAATGCCCCAGTTGGCGGGGTAAATGCCGAGGTATAAAGGGCGGTTCCCTTCTTAACTCTAAACTCATCGACCTTAGCATTGATCGCAAAACTACTGTTATAGTAATATCCTATTATTAGCTGGTTGCCTGTGAGGTCGATTGAGGTGCTTATGGTTGCGCCTATTTGCGTTCCAGCAATGAAAAACCGCAGACTGCCGCCGCTTCTCGTCACGGCTAAGTGCTGCCATGATCCTGTTGTTGCAGCGCCCATTGAAAAACTGTTCCCGTCTCCTCTATCTAAAAACCACTGACCTTCATAGATCCCAACAGCTAACCCACTGCTTGGGCTACCAAACGTAAATAAACCGTTATTGCTTGTACCCGAAATAACGTTCACCCAGCATTCAACAGTGAAGTCACCAGTGCCAAACTGCAGAATAGAGCTAGCCACAGTTTGCAGGTAGTCGCCGGATCCGTCAAGCAAAAGACTGCCACTGCCGTACTTTGGATCTGTTGTACTGATCTGAGCGTTACCGTAGGCAGTAACGGTGATTCCACTGCCTCCGCTGTTAATGAATGTTGTGCTGCCGTCACTGCCATCCATGTGCAGAAGCAGGGAAGAGGACGAGGCACTTCTACTCCCTGGCGCAAAGGTCGTTGCCGCGGTCACCCATGCAACCGTCGGGCCATAGACAATTCCGCCATCTCTAGCTCCCACCGTGAGCGTTGTGGCCCCAGTTCGCCACGCCTTCCCCGGCGTCACCACCAGCCCCCGCGGCTCGCACCTGAACTCACACTGCACCGTGAAGCAGTCCGCGTGCTGATCGACAACCCGCGGCGGCCCGGCATAGAGCCAGGCGAACCCGGCGGGGGTGCGATCGGCGGCCAGCGTGGTGGTGCTGAACCCGAACGGATCAAAGCCGCTGCGCTGCCCCCGGTAGTGGGCCAAGATCGCCAGGTAGTCGGCTTCTGTGATGTTGACGAAAGCTGGGCTCCAGCGGCCCCCAGTCGGCGCTGAGCCATGCCGGATCCTGGACTCGGCGCCGTTCAGGCTCTTGTGCGCCGTGGCGGGCCAGGCGCCGGGGGCGATCGGCGCCTCGGACGGGATCAGGGGAGGGAAGGTGGCCATCAGCTCGGGAAAGGCAGAGTTGGCCCGGCTGATCCGTCGTCAAGCCTGCAGGAATAAGAGGTGGCAGCAATCGTAAACCGGCAATCAAAAGGCTCTGACGGTACATTCGATGTAACGCTAGAGGCTTCGTACTCCTGTGGACCGTTGTCTGGATCAATCCATCTGACTCGCCAAGTCTGAACCGTAAAAATCCCTGCGGTGGTTGTTGCTACATAACTAAAGCTAGGGAAGTCTGTTGCAATAAATGCTGGGCCTCCCCCGCACAACCCAACGCCGGAGACTACCGCACCGCCACTTATGAAACCACTGATTCGAGCGTAGCCATTGGGGCATAGCGCCGTGCCGCCGGCTGAGTTGGTGCCATCCGTGGGGGGGATCAGGCCGCCGCCATTGGCAACCCGGCTGCCGGTGGTTGGTGTCGGCGGGCCAGTGCCAGGGGTTGGCGCCGGTGGCGAGTCTGTGGGTGCGCCGCCAGGCCCGTATGGGTTGAACCCTGGCGCAACACCGCCACCACCGCCGCTGCTGCCGCCGGCGCTGCTGGCGCTGAACGGTGTCCCGCTGGTCGTTTTGGCTGGCACGCTGGTGTCGGCCGCTGCTCCAGGGAGGTCACAGCTGCTGCCGGTCCGATTGCTGGGGAGGATCGTGCCGGTGCCCACCGCAGCGGCCACCGCCAAGGCGATCAGGCTTTGGCCGCTTGAGTTGACCGGGAAGTGGCTGAGGCTCAACGTCTCGTCACCGGCGATGTTGTGGCCAATCGATTCCACCACGTAGAAATAATTGATCACGCTTGCAGGCTCCCGGCTGGTGATCACCTGCAGGTAGATCTGAACGATATCGCCCTCGACAATCTGGCCGGTCTGGTTGCCGGGCCTCAACACCACCGAGGCGGTGTGGGTTGAGAGGGTGCGCCGGGTGAATTTATAGGTGCCCACCTTGGCCGGATGGTTTTCGCTGGTGGCGAACTGGCTAAGGTCGTGCTGCTCGGGTGGGCCTGGTGCATTGGGATCGCCGACGATCAGCGTCCGCGCGATCGGCGCATCGGTGTCGTCGTGCTGCTGCCGCCAGAGCATCGCCAGCGGAGTGGGCCTGCTGCTGGCCGGATCGTTGAACTCGATCTGATAGCTCTCGGGCTTGATCGCCGCCTCGGTCAAGACCCACGCAGGGGCGATCGCCGCGGTGTTGATCGTGCCGTCGCTGTTGGTGGGCACCAGCGGCCGAAGGCCAAACCGCCCGGCGACCTTGGTTTCACGCAGCAGGAACTGCGGCAGGATTCCAATCAGCCAATCTCCCAGGTTGGTCGAGCCGCTGAACTCGCCGTTGCACCAGAGCCCGTTGGCCTCGGTGAACCTGGCAGCCGCGATGAGGCTGGGGAAATCGATCATTGCATCGGGCACCCGGCCGGACCGCTGCAGGGCCCAAAGCACCAGGTCGGCAATGTTGTCGGAGCTGGCCACTGTGGAGTCAAGCAGCCGCCCGCGCTCCACGATCGTGCCGCCGCGCAGGAAGATGTTCCAGCCCAGGCGCCAATCGTCAGACCCGCCGGTGAACGTGGCCCCGGCCTCAAAGGTGCTCAGGTCTTGGTAGTTGCCGCCGCCGCCGGTGAAGGTCGGGAAGGCCGGCACGGTGTAAGCGGTTTGCGCGGTGGCGAAGTTGCCGGGGGTCCAGGATCCGGCCCGCTGGTTGTAGTTCTGGGAGAAGGTGCCAATTCGGCATTCACCCAGTCGCACGTCGCGCCGCTGGATGTCCGGCAGCAGGCCATCGCAGATCACCAGGTGGTAGCGGCTGGTCACTGTGGTTGAGTTGTTCTCAAACCTGGCCTCGGTGGCCCGGGGAAACACCAAAACGCCGCCGACGTAGCCGCGGCGGCGGCCCCAGATCACCGGGATGGGCTCACCCACAACCATGGCCGCCTGAGGCACCTGCAGCGGCGAGTTACCGGCGGCGGCGACGGCAGCGGCCGGCGGCGGGAGGTTGCCGGATTGGGCGGCTGCGGCAGGGGCAAAAGTCGCAGCGAGGGCGATGCTGGCGCGAGCCGCTGGTGGCCGAGCTGCTCTGCTGGAACCTGTGCGGGCAGAGGCAGAGAAGGCGGTGGATTCGGTCATAACCGGCAAGGCACCCCGATCAATGCCGTGATGGCCGTGCGCGGCGGGAACTGCGACCCGATTGGTGACAGGGCAGAGCCCAGCTTCCAGGTGATCTGCGTCAGGCTGCCGCCGGCCCCGATCACCTGGCCCACGCAGCTGGCCGCCAGGACATAGCCGCTGGCCGGTGGAGTGGAGCTCAGCTCTTCATCCCATTGGATCACCCGCAGTGTGGCCACCCAGGCGCCCGCCCTGGCCCGCTCGGTCAGATGAAGAACCGATGGCACCGCCGGCAGGGTGATGTTGGCCTGATCGCCCACGGCCTGGCCTGAGGTGATGCCTGCCCAGTCCAGCTGCTGATAGGTCCAGGACTGGGAATCCCAGCTCAGGATCTGATCGATCGCATAGGACTGCCATCGAGCGAAGGTGGTGCCGAACCCGTCGCCCAGCTCCAGGAATGCAGCTTGCGCGGTGCTCATGCTCAGGCACCCCGCAGCGCCACGCGGCCGGCAGGTGTGCCGAGCTGGCCCAGGATCCCGGCGGCCAGGGCCTGCATGCCGGCCTGGAAGTCCTGCATGCTCACGGTGTCGGTGCCGTCGGGCAGCTGGTAGACCGGGCCGGTCTGGATCGGGATGCTGATGTTGGTGGGGGTGGAGCTCCCCCCGCCGGCCCGGGCCCTTGTGTGGTCGATCACGGTTTCGCGGGGGTGCAACATCGCCATGAAGCCGCCCTTGCCGTCGAGGCCGCCGGAGCGCGGGGCGCTGCCGGTGTAGCCGCCGCCCTCGAAGCTGGGAACCGACACGGCGCCAAAGGTGGGCAGCTGGGGGAGATTGAGGCGGCCGGCGATGGCATTCACGGCACCGATCATCTGGTTGATGGCACCCAGGAAGGTGTTGATCACCCGGGCGCCGAACTGGAGCACGCTGCGGAGCACGTTCTTAATGGCCCCGGCGGCGCTCTCAAACGGCGCGGCCAGTGCCGTGGCCACGTTGCCCATGGCGCCGCTTGCCCAGTCCCACACGGCGCTGATACCGGTGCGGATGGTCTTGCCGATGGCGGCGATCACCTTGCCGATGTCATCGCGGAAGGCGTAGATCAGCGCGCCCGCGGCCACCAGAGCCGCACCGATCAGCAACGGCCAGCCGACGATGGCGGCGGCAAACGTGGCCAGTGCCGTGGTCAGCGGCCCGATCGCGCCCAGCCATCCAGCAATGGTGGCGCCAATCGCGAGGCCCTGGAACGCACCCAGCACCGTGAGCACGCTGGCCACGATCGGGGCCAGCACCGTGAAGCTCACCGCCAGCAGGGCTAGGCCGCCAACGATGGCCTGGATGGGCCCGGGCAAATTGGCA